GCCCCAAGCGTCAGCGACATTCTGCTGACTCCTGGTTGCGTAGGCTAGCTAAAGCATGGCTAGCCTGGTACTATGGGATTAAACCTCTTATAAGTACTCTGAACGCAATTGGGGCTGCCTCTAAACCGCGAATGCGATCTATTAAGGTCACATCGCGGTATTCGGGTCAACTTGACCCGTCTTCGCTGTACGATCATAGCGCTTACTATAGTGCCAACGGATACAAGTACCGTGGAAAATGCCATGAGGAAACAACCTGCCGTATGCATCTCGACGTCGTTATGTCGGATGATCTGGCCGCGTTGGCTTCTCTTGGTTTCACGGGTGGATCCAATCCTTTTGCTAGCGATGCAACCGATAGCTACGGCGACACCATCTCTGATGGTGACGTCATAGTTTTAGGGTGGGCACTCTTGCCTTACTCTTTCGTTTTCGACTGGATCGTTCCAGTTGAGAAGTTCTTGAGTACCTTAAGTTGGAAGCCTGGAATCACCTATAAGGGTGGCTACATCTCCGACTACATGGGTGGCTCGAGTGAATGCATCGTTGAGGATGGCGCTTTTGGGTACACTGGTAAAAACGGCTCTATGCCGAAGGGAAGGGTTGAAGCAGTATTGTTTCAACGTGAAACCTACCACAACTACCCGCCTCCTGCTGCTCTGGCTGTCAACCTGAGCATTTCGCCCGTCAACTCTCTTAATGCGGCAGCGCTATTGCTTGCCAACTTTAAGAGGTAACCGCACGAGACATCGTGCAGCATTGGCACAGGAAAGGAATACCTATGCCCGCACTACAGTCGATTGTCCTAACGGACCGCGCCACTCCCACTCCCGTCAACCACACTCTTGTCCCTACTGGGGCAGGAAAAGGTGGGGTTGGTCGGGTAGCTGTGATGGACGCCACTGGCAACATTCTGTCCGAAAAGGCACTTACAGTGTCTGGTCGGCGGACTGCCCAGCGGCTTCGTTCTTCGATCAAACTCGCCGTACCTGTGATCATCAATGAGACGATCAACGGCGTGTCTGTTCCGAAGGTCGCCCGAGTAGGGTATGCCACAGTCGAATTCAGTTTCGCTCTTGACTCTTCGGAGCAAGAACGGAATGACGTCGTCGGCATGCTGACGTCTGCATTTGCGGTGTCGAAACCGCTGACCCATGACACTGTTGTCAAGGGTCAATACGTCTGGTCTGTCTAAGATCAGGCGTAGCAGACTGATGACCTAAGAAATCCTTCTTAAGTCAAACCCTCTCTCTATGGAGAACCATAATGGCAGCTCGTAAGCACAATGCTACGAAAAACCAATTTCGAGAGATCTCGGACGATTTCGTATGGAAACTGAACCGGTGCCTGCAACATTACCTTATGCATGAGTTTCCTGATCATCAGGAATTTGCAGAAGGTCGTGCAGAACCGGCCCTCGCTGGTGTTTTCTACCTAAACGAGCATTTGCTCGCTAAGTACAATGATCCACGAGGTGCAGTCTCTAACGAAGAACGTCGCACAGCCGCCATCGTGAAGTGGCTGGGCGTTGAGCGTCGCAATCAGCGAACGAACGTACGAATCGATACGACGAATCCTAGATTTAAATTGCTCTCTAGGACGAGGACTGTCGATTCTTCACTCCCTCTTGTGACAACAGCTTGGGACATCGTGTTCCGAGCCAGAAGTCTTATCAGGAGGATTCTTGGTAATTGCCCCACTGGTGATGAGCTCTCCACATTCTTGATCGAAGGTGGTGGCTTTACTAGTGGGGCAAGTACTTCCAAGAAACGTTCGCTTGACAATCTTGCACGCAAGTTTACCGAGCAAATGGATGCAACCCCTTCTCTTCTCCGCCTCATCCACATGTCAGAGTTCCGACGTGTTCATGAAGGTTGGAGCGAGATGTCAGGCGTAGACCAGCAATGGCCTCGCTTGGTTAAGGGAAACATCCTATTCACGGTACCGAAGAATGCAGAGATAGATCGTGTGGCTTGTAAAGAGCCAGATCTAAATCTGTACTGTCAAAAGGCGGTCGGCAATCATATTCGCCGACAGCTGAGGAGACACGGCATCGATCTAAACGATCAAGGCCGGAACCAGTACCTTGCTAGCGAAGCCTATAAGAAAGGCTACGCTACCATTGACCTATCGTCAGCTAGTGATAGTCTGGCGAAGGGTTTGGTGAGAGCTCTGCTCCCCCCACACTGGAACGATCTCCTTATGGCTCTTCGTTCTCCCAAAACTTTCATTGACGGGGGTTCTCACGAAAATGAGATGATCTCGTCAATGGGTAATGGGTTCACGTTCGAGCTGGAGTCGCTCATCTTTTACTCACTTGCACGAGCTGTGCAAGAAGAAACTGATGAGGTGACTGGCAACGTCAAGACAGACGTAGTTGTAGGCGTCTTCGGCGATGACCTGATTATCAATCAGAGATACGCTAAGACGCTTATCGCAGTGCTCGGGTGGGCGGGGTTCCGTGTAAACGCAAGTAAATCGTTTATTACGGGTCCGCTTTTCGAAAGCTGCGGTAAGCACTACTACTGCGGTTTAGACGTGAGTCCTTTCTACATCCGTAAACCGTTCTCGGATGTCTCTGACCTTATCCTAGCGTTGAATCAGTTGCGAAACTGGATGCAACGTGTAGGTATTGATCTGTACGAAACAGTAGAGAAACCTCTCTATTCGTTTTATGAGATCTGGAAAGAGTTCATAGCCCTCGTTCCGCGCAGTCTGCACGGAGGTTGGGATCTTGAAGTTAGGACCTCACTTGTTACACTAGGGGCATCAAGGTGCAAGCTTGTACCTGAAATGCGTCCGGTGAAGCAAGTGGTAGAGGACTACCTGAAGGGTATGTACCTCGCACGTCTGGCGGGCACTCACGAACCGACTGGTCCTGACATGCACGGACTTGAACACTTAGATGATCCGTCTCTAAAATTCACAGAGACGTATCCATCACGGTGGACAGGAAAGTGGATGATCAGGCGGTATGTGAATCATGCACGCTTCTTCGGCATATGTACTTCACCACTCTATCAGGAGATGGCGATGTCATATGGACCCTTTCGGCGTGTCAACTGATACACGCTAAGGAGGCAGTTAATAGAGGAATTTCGGAAACCAAGCCAGTGGGAAAGCTCAGGTGCATGCATTGCCCTGAGCTAGTGACCCACCGGGTTGGCCCCCGGAACCCTCTACACGATGTCCTACTTGGACACGTGCCTCGACTGCCTCTAAGGCCCCGGGGGGGATTATGCACCCCCTCCGACGGCCCTTAGGGTGG